GGTAACATATTTTGTTCTTTAATCCAATAAATCGCGCAAAAACTTCCAGAAAAGAAGATACCTTCCATGATAGCAAAAGACACTAATCTTTTTGCGAAAGTTGTATCATTGCTTAGCCACTTAATACCCCATTCCATCTTTTGTTTAATACATGGAATATTGCTAATTGCATTGAACAGATTATTCTTTTCATCTTCATCTTTGATTAATGTGTCAATCTGAATTGAATACACTTCGCTGTGAATATTTTCCATCATTCCTTGAAATTGATAAAAATATTGTGCTTCTAAGATTGAAATATCATTAATAAAATTATTAAAAATATTTAAATTAACAATACTATCACTGCCTGCGAAAAATGCTAAAACGTTTTTAATAAATAATTGTTTATTTTCGTCTAACTTTACCCAATCATCTAAATCTTTTGAGAAATCAATCTCTTCCGCACGCCAAAAAAGAGATTCTTGTTTCTTATACATTTCCCAGATATCAATATGCTTAATAGGAAATAGACAAAAACGTTGTTTTTCATTTAATAATGGTTCATTGGCATCCATATTATTTTGTTTATGGGTGTAGTCCTTAATAATTTGTTCCATTATATAATATATAAATTTATTTTTTATATGATTATTAAGTTTTTTTTAAATATTAATAAAAATAATTTAATATCTGTTACCATTTTGTTTATTATTTATCCACCTATTATTTTTATATTTTTTGTTTTATTTGGTAATTGAATAAGATGAATATTATTTAGAATATGTGTTAACATTCTATTGCTATCTTGCATCATTGTTAACATGTGAAAAAGACTAGACTCAATATTTGAAAGACTTCTATTTATGTTATCCATGTCTGTCTATATATTAAAAGTTTTATAATATATCATTTTTTATAAAAATATAAATTTGATTCAATAAAGAATAAATATTAAATTTAGAATTTATAATTGTTTCAGTAGATTCTAATATTTCTAATCTTTCTGATCTATGAGATGTTTCTGAATTATTATCAGAATCATAATCATTATGAGAATAATCACAATCACTTGTTCCATAATATTCCCATTGTGATTCTGAATATTCGGAATGTTCTGATGATTTTTCAGAATCTTCAAATGATTGTTCTGATGATGATTCAGACATTAATTATAAAATAAAGTTTTCTTAATTATGTCATTTTTTTCAAGTATTTCTTTTTCTAATTCTGATGTTAGTTCATCTGTATATTTAAGTTTTGTTTCAAGTAATTCAATCGATTCATTCTTATCATTCATATTTTTTTCAAAATCTTTAATAATTACTAACCTATTCTGTAAATTTATTTCTAATTCTTTAATAACTAACTCAACTTCACTTATGTCTTTTTCTAAATTTAAACTGTTTTGAAGCATTTTTTGAGCATTTGAAATATAATTTTTCTTAGAATGATTTAAGAAATCAATTTCTTCAAGTTTTTTTTGTAATGATTTTATTGAATAATCCTGATTCTTAATAATTTCATCCATATTATTATTTTTATCTTCAATAATAGTCTCATATTCTCTTATAATTATATCTTTATCATAAATTTCTTTTTGAAGATTTTTAATTTTAATATCTTTGTCCTTTAATTCCTTCTCATAAGTGCTAATGATTTCATCGTGTTCTTTAATTTGTTTTTCAAGCCCTTTAATGATCTTATACTTTTCTTGTAATGTATTTTCTAAAAATATACATCGATTTGTGTGATTTTCTAATTCATCTTTATATTCTTTCATAGAATAATTACTAACATCATCGTTATTCATCATCTTTTTTAAAAATATAATTTGTTCAAGTTGTTTCATTATGATATTTGCCATATTTAAATTATCTTTTATAATTATTTATATAAAATTAAAATAGTTTAAAATAGATAAATGTCATGGATTTTTAAATCCATTTATAACTCTTGGCGCTGGTTATTTAAAAGAAAACCTGAAAAATCAGTAATATTCAACCCTTATAATGATAATGACGAAGATTATGTATTATCTGATGATTTAAGGAATAATAGACCTTTTTTCAGAAAAATGTCACCACCTGATAAACATCCAAATAATGAACATATTGAACTTTCAAATAATGAAAAAAGACTTATAAGGATTTTAATGAATTATCCACATCCTAATATCGTTACTTATTATAAAATTCATGATAGATATATTGATATGGAATTATTAGAAACTAAAAAAGATTATAAAAAAGATATAAAAATAATTATAAAAATTATGGAAAATGTAAAAAGTTATTTACAAGATTTGGGAATTATTTATATTGATTGGAAATTTGATAATATTGGATATAGCAAAAAAGATAGAACATATAAATTATTTGATTTTGATGTTTCTGGTTTAATAGATACTAAAACAAATAAATGGATAATAAAACCACCTAACTATTGGAGTTATGATAATGCCATTAAACATAAGAAAACAGATCCTGATGAAATAGATGATTATTGTTTTAATTATTGGGTTATTGCTTAATGATTAGATTTTTTTTATTATTTAAAAAATATTCATTAATAATATTATTATGTTTAATGAATTTATTTATGAATTACCTTCTCAGAAAAGAATTATAATTGTAGGTGATGTTCATGGTGATATTAAACGATTTAAAAATATTTTAATAAATAAGCAAATCATTAATAACGATCTTGAATGGATAGCAAGTCCTTCGGAGACTGTTATTGTTCAATTAGGTGATCAAATTGATAGTAAAAATAGAAATACTGATAAAGAATGGGAAGTATTAAAAGACTATGAAATGATTCATTTTACTGAACATTTAAATTTAATTGCGAGAGCTAAGGGTGGTTATTGTATTTCTTTAATAGGTAACCATGAGTTGATGAATATTATTGGTGATTTTTCTTATGTTTCAGATAAAAGTAATACACAAACAAGAACACAAATGTTTAAACCAAAAGGATCGATGGCATTGATATTAGCAAAAAGACCATTAGTTTTAAAAATAGGCGACTTGTTATTTTGTCACGCAAAACTTAATATAAATCATTTAAATCTTTTAAAGAAATATAATAAAGATTTATCATATATTAATCAAATATGGAGAAATTATTTGGAAAATGAAAAAATAAGCATTGAAGATAAAGAACTTGTTGATAATATCATAATAGGTTCGGGAGGTATTTTATGGAATAGGTTCGAGAATAACAAAGAAGAAACAACAGAACTATTTAATGAACTTGGAATAACTTATATGTTTGTTGGACATACCACATATGATAAAATCGTTTTAAGAGATAATCAGATTTGGTATTGTGATACTGGATTATCGCGATGTTTTGGGAAAAATAACTATCAATATTTAGAAATTCGTTTAAAAACTATTAATATTGAAACTATTACAGAAGAATAAAATATGTATAAAAATAAATCTAAATATTATAAAAAATGACAGAATTAAATACAAATGATTTCATACACTCTCAGATGTACATCATTGGATCACAAGTTTATGAGGATGAGGAGATTATTGATTGTGATGGATATGCTTCGCAATCAATTTATGATTCTCATCCAGATGAATATATTTTCGAAGATCCTATGGATTTACTTTCAATTACCTTTCAAAATAAGATGAATGTTAGAACAATCATTGTATCTTAGAAGGATTTAAGGAAATTTATGAAGGTATAAAAGTCAAAGATTGTATTTTTGGCTTTTATATACTTTTTTTAATTTATAATTTATTGAATTTAATTTCCAAGGATTTATATCCTTATATAAAAGACCATGTGAAATACTTAATTGAAAAATTAATTTACACATATCATTAAATTCAGAATTAAGTATATTTTTATCATATTTAATATTATTTTCAATAAATAATTTTTCTAATATTTTCTTAAAAAAATTAAATATATATATGTGATAAATAATTGTTTCTTTATCTGTCATTTTATATATTTTTTCTAATACTTCAATTAATCTAGTATTTTGTAAAATCTCTTTATTATTAAATACAATATATCTAAAATATATTTTTTTTATATCTTCATCTGATAAATTTTTATAATATGTAAAATAAAATGTTTCAAATGAAAATTCTTTTTCATTCTCATATTTAGTAAAATCAAAATTAATAAATTTTAAAAATAAATTATATACATTATTTTTTGAAATTTTATTAATATATTTTAAAATATTTTTATTATAAAGATTTTTAGTAGTTGGTAAATTTCTATATAAATAATCTATTAATATTTTAAAATTAGGCGTTTGATATGAAGGATCTTTAAAAGAATTTATTAAAAATTTAACACTATCAGCATATATTTTCTCATTTTTAATATGATCTACAAGTTTTAATAATTTAATGTTTGTCTTTACAGGTCTTTTAGAAGATGATTGTGATGATGATTCTAAATTTTCTGTTGATTCTGATGATAATTGTGATATTTGTGGAGAAACATGAAATGAAGATGATAATAAATTAGATCTTCCTATTTCTGAGACTTTTAAAACATTTGGAGAAAAATTTGTTTTAAATTTAATACTATTTATTAATTCTTCTCTTTCTTTTTGTGATAATTTTGAATAATCTTCTGAACTTTCATAAATTGTATTTAAACGATGATCAACAGCAGCTATTCCTCCTTTTTTCTTTAAAAAATTAGATGGAATAACATATTCGCGATAATTACCAAATGATGATGTATCATTTAAAATTAATGTTTCCAAAAACATTCGGTCGCGTATAGATATTTTACAATTATTATAAAACATTGCTATATTAGTATCAGCAGTTTGTTCATATATTTCAATAGGTGGATAAATTGGTTTTTTTTGTTTAATAATTTTAAAATGATTATGAACATCTTTTTCCCAAGTATTTGACAGATTTCCAAATATTAAGTTCATTAGATTATCTATTTGATTATCAATAACTTCATAATTAGTAGTTGCAGGATTTAGAACAATACAAGTATTATCAGATTTTAAATTGTTGCATATTCTATGTGTCCAAGCATAATTAACTCTCAAAATTATATTTAAAAAATATTTTAATTTATTTGTTTCTGATTTGGTAGTTAAAGATGTTTTAATTTGTTGATAATATGTATGATTAAATGTAGCATTTGTAGGATTTCCTATTTTATTTCCAGGTTTATTAATAAGTGTTTTATAAAATCCATATATCATAATATTTAATTTCCAAGGATTTATACCATCACCAAGTGCTCTACAAGGTATTACATGATCACATTCAGGTGCATCATTATCAGTAGTTGTTCTTTCATTAATCCATGGAAAACTATTTTGTGGAATCTGATAATTATCATAAACATCTTTACATCTTTTTCTAAATACACCATAATGAGGAATAATTGAAGATGTACATAAATAACATTTTACATTTCCTTCACATGAAATATCACCTAGTGAAATATCGCACTGTTCTCTATCAGCAACAGCAGTTATTATATGTTTTCTTGCATTTTGTAAAAGAGCACCTAAAACTTGATCAAGTCCTCTTATACCAAATTTTACATAATTTAAATTATTTTTTGTATTAATTTGTTTAATTTTTAGAGTTTTTTTAGTTTGTTTTATAACTGTTTTTGGAGGTATTTTTACTGGTTTTTTTGATGATTTTGTTGTTTTTTGTATTGTTTTTTGTGTTGTCTTTGGTATTTTTTTTGCTATTGTCTTTTTTAAAACCATTAATCTATTTTAATAGTTTATAAAAAATAAATTACAAAAATTAACTCATTTTAACTTTATTTTGAAATACTTGATAAATTGTTGATGTTTCTCTTGTGAGAAATCCAAAGTCTGGTTCATTATTTATTTCATCATTTTCATAATCTTCGACACATAAATCATTATTAATAGTCGGATTTACTGATTTTTCCTTAAATTGAGATAATTGGATATCTGGATTTTCTGACATTATATATTTTTATTTTATAATTATTAAAATCATTTTTTATTTTTATATCATTAATAGTTTATTTATTATGTTTTTTTATTAATAAAAAAATACATTTATTATTATTTAATAATAATAAATGTCTCAATCTACTATTAAAATTTCTACTGTTTTAAATTCTAAATTAAGCTCAAATGGCGGAACAATGACTGGGGCTTTAACTTATAATACTACAACTGGTAACAATCCTATACTTATTTCTTCGTCTTTAACAACAGCTAATAATGCTATTCAATTTATTAATAATGATAATAAAACTGCTTATATTGGCTTAGGTGCAACAAGTATGTCGGGAGGTGGATATTATTGTAGTAATTTATATTTTGAATCAACAGCAGCTTATGGTGGAATGATATTTAATACAGGCGGTAATGTAGGCACAAATGTACCAAGAATGATAATAACATCAAATGGTAATATTGGCATAGGAATAACAAATCCTTCAACAACATTGACAACTAATGGTTCGATAACTATTTTAGGAAGTACTACAAATAATTTAATTTTTGATAATAATCTAAACAATTATAAAATTCAATTATATACAGGTAATGGATTTGGTGTAAATTCGTCTGGTTTAATGCATATTTCATCAGGAGCACACTTATTTTATAATTCATCATCTCTTACAACAGTTTTAGCAAGTATTAGTCCTTCTGGCGATTTAACATTGGGAGGTACTATTTATGCAGGTAATATTTCAACAGGTGGAAAAATGGTGCTTGGTAATGGTGTTTGGCATAATTCAGCAGATGGTGTAAATAGATTTTTTTTTGATACAAATGGAAAGACATATTTTCATCAAGGTGGAAATGCGGGCTATGTATTTCGAAATACAGCGCAAGGAGATGTTTTTACAATAACTGATTCTGGTAATATATTAGTTGCGAATGCGGCATTAATAACAGCTACTAGTCTTGATTTTTCAAATGGTGGAGTAAATTCTTTTCAAGGATCAATTTATCTAGGTGCAGGTAGTTGGCATTCTGGAAATTATAATAGTATTTATACTGATTGTGGTGCGAATGCTTCTACATATTGTAGATTAGTTTTTACGAATTATAATGCTGGTAGTCCGGGTGGTTTTTATTTTTCACAAGGTAATGGCGCAGGAGGATTATCAGTAAACACTATTCCTAATCCTAGTTATTCAATTTCTACTGGTTATAGTTGTTATTTTAGCGCGACTTCATATCCATGTGATAGAAGAATAAAAAAAAATATATCGAATGTAAATGAAGCAAATGGATTAGAAAAAATATTATCATTAAAAGCAGTAAAATATAATTATATTGATGAAAAAAAAGGAAAGAATGATGTATATGGATTTATATCACAAGATGTTATAAAAATTATTCCAGAAGCAGTAGAGATTAAAGATGAATATATACCAAATATATATACAAATGCGACTTATGTAGATAATATTGTTTATTTTGATGATAATGTTGATATATCAATATTAAATATAAATACAGAAATAAAAATTGATGCGAATGATGAAACAGAATATTATAAAATTATTGATAAAACAAGCAATTCAATAAAATTAGATAATAATATTAAATTAAATCAAAGAAAACAACCAAATACAAGTAATTGTTTTATTTATGGAACAAATATTAATGATTTTCATACATTAAATAAAGATTATATATTTACATTAAATGTTTCTGCTACACAAGAATTATATAAAATTATTCAACAACAACAAGAACAAATAAATAAATTGATTATTGAAGTTGAAAATTTAAAAAAATAATTATTCATCATCATCTATAAATTGACATTTGACATTAGGATCTCTTTCCTCATCTTCGTCTCTTTCTTCGATTAAATCATAATCAATATAATTATTTATTTTATATCCATTTGATTTATAATATTTAATTCTTTTATTTCCTTTAAATTTAAAAACAGAAAAATCATCATAAATATCAATACATAAAGGAACATATTTTCTTTCATTCTTTTTTTCTCGTAAAATTCGCCCTACTGATTGCTGAATATCTCCAATAGGACTTGCTAATATTACTGTATTTAATGTAGGAATATTTAAACCTTCACTACTCATTTGATAAGTAGCTAAAATTATCTGTTTAGTTGCTGAAATATCTAAGTCAGACATTTTCATCCCTCCTACATAATAACCATAAGAAGCTATCTCATCATTTTTAATAAATTCTTCTAAATCTTTTAATTGATTTTTACGTTCCGATAAAATTAATATCTTTCTTTCTGGTTCTTTTTTCAAGACTTCTTTTAATAAATTAATAATAAATTGAGTTCTTGGTTTAAAATTACAAATATTATTAACCATTGAGACAATATTAGGAGTTCCATTATACATCATTTTTACATAACTATAATCTAAATCATGAACATAATATTTATGAAGATTTACAATCATATCACAATCTTCACAATTATTTTTAATCTTATAAACAGACTTTCCCAAATACCATTCAAAAACCTTTCTTAAACCATCCTTTCTATTTAAAGTCGCTGATAATCCCAATGTAATTCGAATATTCATTTTTCGAAATGCTCTTGAAAAAACTTCTGATGCGATATGATGGCATTCGTCAATAATTACTAATCCAAATTCATTAAAAATAGCTGGATCATAATCACGAATTGCCAATGATTGTAAAGTTGCTATAACAATATCTTTATTTTCTACATCAACTTTATTTTGCTTAATTTTACCAATTCTTGCTTCTGGCACAAACATCTTAATACTATTAATGAACTGTTCATTCAAGAAATCTTTATGAGAAATAAATAAAGTTTTCTTTTTAAAATAACAAGCGACATAAATAGCCATAATAGTTTTACCAAAACCACAAGGAACGCTAATAATTCCGCCCAATTTCTTCTTTTTATTAACATTATCAATAAACGCATTAATAGGTTCTTGTTGAACATCGCGTAATTTTCCATTAAATTCTAATAATGGACAATCAACGCCAAAACTTAATTTATCATCTAATGGAAAGCCAAATTTCTCAATTCCGTAACATTTTGGCACATAAAGCTTATTGTCATTTTCGAGATAAATAGGATATTCTTTTTCTACTGAAAAAGCGGCATTTGAAAATACCTTAGGACTAACTAATAATTCTTGTTTAATTTTCTTAATTAATTCTTGATTGTTTTCGGTTTTTTTAATACCATAACCTTTATTATTAAGAGAAGTTATAATATTCATCATTTTAATAATATTAATTTATTTTTATATATAATTATTTATATAGTAAAGATGATAATAAATTTTCTTAGGGCGTTATTAATATTAATATTGATTTATATAATTATTGTAGATGTCGAATTACCAATCATTATAAATACTCCAACAAATCAGCTTTTTATTGCTATTTTAGTTATAATAACTATGCTTGTCGTTGATGAAATTGTAGGATTTTTATTAGGATTAATGTTTTTAATATTATATTTTAAATATTATCAGAAAAAAGTAAATCCATCCGCAAAATCTGATTCATTTTCACAATACTTATTAAACCCTTTTGTTGATGCTATAAATACAATGAATAATAATTATAAAACTTCAACAGCTGATTCTAAACCCCTACCATATTCTCTTCAACCTGTAATTCCTGAACATTTTGTTCAAGATTCAGCAGACGGTTGTGTAACAACAATGCCTTATATATCAAATGAACTACTTAAAGCAGCTCAAACAAATATATATGATGAAAAAAATTACAATTTAGAAATTATGCAAGATGGTGGAAATTTCTATGGCATTCAGGGTTTAAATAGTGATAATAAACACTATGAAGCATTTGATAATCAATATACGCGATATAATTCCGTTTAATTTTATTATTAAAGAAGATTATAAAAGAATAAAACATAAATAGCAACAAATATTAAAGATAATTTAATAAAATAGTCATAAGAATTTAGCATAACTGAAATATTTTCAGGAACTTTACTTAAAATTGTTGAAAAAATATAAGGATTGATTATTATCGCAATGACTATACAAATAATAAATGATTTAACTACAAGTTCATTATCTATATAAGACTTATTTTTTTGTGCTTTTACAACAGGTTGTTGAAGTTGCTGGGGTTGTGAAGGTTGCTGAGATGGTTGAGGTTGCTGAGGTTGATAAACTGGTTTTTGTTCATTTATTTTATATCTAGACGATTGTGATTCATTTATTGCTAATTCTTGTTCAAATTCATTTAAAACATCCCGAATCATAGGATCATCAGTTGAATCATCGGGACTACCACCAGTAGTTTTTAAAGGTATTTTATCAATTGGTGTAATCATATTATTTTGTGATTGAGATTGTTGCGGAGACTGTGGCTGTTGCATTTATAATATTATAACTTAAATATATATATTAAAATTACGCAAATATTTTATCAAAAAAAGTCTTTTCAGTTATTTTATTATCAGGTCGTAAATTCCCATTATATTGATTTAAGGGATTTTCATTACATTTTGCTGGTTTTACCTTATATTTAAAACATCCATCTTCAATTCTGAATATTTTTCCATCAACTTCATCAGGTCTTGGAGCATAATATAAAACACAATTTTCTTTACAAACTCTGTTAAATAATAATGCTAATGAAATACCAAACAATGAACTTAAAAATATTTGCCCTATACTATCATAAAATAATCTATCTATAATATCTTTGGTATCTATCATAATATATAATTCTCTATTTAAAGTTTATTTTTTTATATTATAGGTTGATCAATGGCTTTATCTGTACATTTAATTTCTTCTACTTGATATTTATAACAAACATCATTTTCATTTTTATAAACTATTTTATTGACATTATAAGGGGTAGGATATTTTATAATGATTTTGGGTTTTGGTGTTGAAATATAAACATATAAAATACCAACAGCAAACGAGATTATAAAGGCAAACACATTAAACTTAAAGACCTTTTGATTATTTTCCATGTATTATTCTAATAAATAATAAATATAATTGTAATAGAGATTGCTTAATGACAGACTATTTTAAATATATTAAGATAATAACTTTTATTATAATATTTGCTTTATTAGTTCATTATGGTTATATATCATTTGGCACTTTTAATTTAATTGGAGTCTTATTATATAGTTTTATAGTTGTTCCTATTTTATATTTATATTATGCTTTATATACAGTATTTGAAGGATTAATACAAATACCAACATATATTTATCAATTATTTGTTCAATTTTATAATGGTTTTATGATAGTATTTGGATTCATATTTAGTTTTATAAATTATTTTAGTATTTTAATTTTACATCCTGATGATGAACTTATTTAATAATTTTATAATCAAATTGACTCGTATAAACATCAGGAACTTCTATATATTCTGGTCTTTCTAATGATATATATTCATATAAATCTTTAACATTTGCTGTTGCTTTCCATTTATCAAATAAATAACTTTTTTTCTCTAAATAAGAAGCATAATTAGTAGCATTTATTTTTCTAAGTTCTTCATATTTTGCTAAATAATATTCTTTATTTTCTTGTTTTTTTCGTTCAACCTCTTTTTTAAAATTATTATATTTATTAACTTTATCAAATAATTTAATTTTATTACTATCTGATTTTTGATTAATATTATCAATTAATAAATAACCAATATCTCTCAAACTGTTATTCATATTTATTATTTCATATTATATTTTTTTTGCGTCATAAATCAAAGGCTGAGATGTTTCAAAAATACTTTTATAAAATTCATCTAATTGTTCATTTGGTGTTAATGTTTCTTCATATTGCGTAATTGGAATATATTTTATTAAAGTTTTTGGATGATCCATATTTTTATATTTATTTTCATAATAAGCTTTTATAATTAAAACAGTCCCAACAAATAATATAAATAATGCTACTGACTTCATTTTATTTATATTTACAAAAAAAATAATAATAATTAAATTATTGAGGTGTTTCTTCTTCTTTCACTTCTTCTTTTGTTTCTTCATTAATTATTTCAGAAGCTCCTTCTGGAATAACTTCGGTATTGGCTAATTTTGAAGCAGTCCACGGATCAGGTTGTGAGAGATCATCAGCAAGATCAGCAGGCTGTTTAGAAGCTCCTTTGGCTTTTAATTCGGCTGTTCTTTGTTCAAACATTTCATCCTTACTCTGCATATTTTGTTTGTATTCTTTCATTAAAGTATTAAGTTGAGTTTCAGAATATTCTTGATCTCCAAGATCATTTGGATTTGGTGACCATGGACACCAGCAACCTACTTGGCAGATATAAATATCAAATTTATCATCATATCGTTTAATAAATTGGCTTCGATTTTTAGCTTCATCAAGAGTATCAAAAGTTCCACGAACCTTAATACCACGCATAGAAGTTCTAAAATTATTTTCTCTATGAAAATCAGCCTCTATATCAGTTGAATTAGTGCTTTTGAAAAATTTATATTGCGCATCCATTTCATCCTTATTAAATATATATTCATGATTAGAACGAATATTTTTAATTAGATCAGCTGAATCTGGATATTTATTTTCAAGACATTCAAGAAGTGTTTTAACATCTTTTCCAAAATGTTCAGTGAATTTTGAGAAATAATAAGCTTCCTTGTCTTTTAAAATATCTTCGGGACTTAAAAAAGAAATTAAACAATAATTTTGTCCTCTGATTGGTTTATCTTCATCAAGATAATCTTTGGTTTTTGTTGAAACAAGTACTTCTTCCATATCTAATAATTATATATATTAAAAAATCTTATATCTTTTTTTTATTCTAAATAAAAAATATTTTATAATATTAGTATAAAATATGAATAATCAACCTTCATACAGTTTTGATATATGGGAAGCTTTAATTCGTATCCTTAAATACGCCATAGAAGCTATTGTTGTTGCTTTTGCCGCCTATGCCCTTCCAAAAGAAAAATTACAATTTAATGAAATATGGATGATTGCCCTAACTGCTGCTTGCTTATTCTCTATCTTCGATCTTATATCTCCGTCTATCTCTGCTGGTGCCCGTCAAGGTGTTGGACTTGGTGCCGGTTTCCGTCTCGTAGGATTCGCTTCTTAAAGAGAAGGTATAACCCTATAATTTAACTCTTCGCATATTTTTTTCCATATTTGGTCTTGAACGTATAATTTTTCTCTACTTTTTAATAATGGAAAGAATTTAAGATATTCGTTTAAACCTAATATTTGAAAAAACTTATATAAAACATAACTATATGATAAGAAATTTTTTCTGTCTTTGGGACAATGTTTTAAAAACGGACCTTGTATTTCCTTAAACATCGAACATAATTTTTCTTCTAATTCCGTTGAAAATTGCGGTGTTGGTATTCCATTAATACGATTAATAATATAATTTATATGTTCATAATATTTATTAATTCTTAATCTTTTTAATATTTCTCTCATCTTTGAATATGTAATGTTTTTAGTATCATGAATCTTTTCTTTCTTAATCTCATTTAAAATCTTCTCAAAAATATCATTTGGTATATCAGTGCTTTCTTTTCCTTGAACTTGATTACACCACTCTCGAAAATGATTAATCCTTTTATAACTAAAATGTGAAGTATCCTTTGTATTTTGTTTCAAAATTGGTCTATTTTGTTCTACTAATAATAATTCCTGATAACCGCAAGTATTACAAATCATGATAGCATCTTGTTGAAGACATATAAGAGGTATATTACATTTTCTACAAATTTCTGTATTTTCTTGATCAATCTTTTTAATATGATATTTGTTGGTTATTGCTAAATATTTATCAACTAAATCGCTTTTTTCAATGATTTTATCATCTTCAATTTCAGTTACATTATTATTAACAGGTTCTTCTTTGATTATATTAAAAGATTCTAAAATAGATTTATTTTTAAGTTTTGGAACTCCTGTATTTGAAACAGCAATTGTCGATTGTTTTTCAAGCATTTCATAATAACTAAATAATATATCACTAGTATTTTCATAATATTCAATTTCATCAAAATGATTTATATTATTTATTTGATCATTTATATTTTTCAATTCTTCTTTTATTTTTATATTACTATTCCATAGTTCATTATATAAATCTTCATTTTTAATATTTTCATTATTATATTTTATTATCTCATCATTAAGTAGTTTATTGTGTCTTTCCAAAATAGTTATTTTATCCATAAAATTTTTATCATCTATAATTTTTTTTGTATAACTTGTTATAATCTTGTTGTGCATCGCATCAAGAGTAGATAAATCCTTCGTTATATCTATATTCTGAAATCGTTTCTTAGATGTTTTGTCTTTAAACATGTATAATAATAAAAAATGCGAATATGCTTTTATATATCTTATTAAATATATTTTTTTCTCCTATTATAGTATAAAGAATATAGCATAAATGGGTGGTGGTCTTCTTCAACTTGTTGCTTATGGTGCTCAGGATGTTTATTTAACTGGCAATCCTCAAATAA